CAATTAACTCCGCCCTTGTATAAAAACAAATTATAATTTTGACCGTTATGCCCTTGCCCAGGATTTACAGAATTGCTATCTGTTTTATCAATATCTTCTTTTCTGTATAGTTTATCAGCACCAATCATTTTATTGCAAAATTCACGCTCACCTATTGCACTTCCGCTATATTTATAACGTGTAATAAAACGAACACCATCTATATTTTCATCTTGCTCACTTTTTGCGTTTGGTCTACCTGTAATAGTAGCAGCAAATTTTTGTAACAAACTTTGTTTCTTTTTGTTATTTAAAGCTTCAATTTCTGCATCTAATTCTAATTCACTATCTAAATCTACTTCCGTTTCATCTATTAAAACCCATTCAGCACCTAAAACTTCTCCTTTGTCAATTAATGCGTTTGCAATTTCAGGGTTTGTATGTGCAGATAATTGCGTTCCTGTTTCTTCTGTTACTTGGTCTGCTGTTTGTGCATTTGTTAAATCAGTAAATTCTAAAGGTTGTATTGTTTTAAAGTATAATTTTAACTTAATATTATTAACTGCTAAAATAATATCTAACGCTTCGATAATTTCTAATTGGTATGGTTTAATAACTAAATTATCATATAACAAAGTAGCAGTTTTAATTTCATCTGCATTGTTAGAAAAACCACCACCAGCATCACGAATACCTAAAAGCATTGGACTTGTAACTCTATGCCCTACAACTAATTTTTCAAAACACTCTTTGCTTAAATATTCATAGTGAGCAGGAGCATCATTTAAAGGAATATCATCTACAGTAGTTTTATTTTCTACCGAGCTGTTAAAACCTACAATTACTTTTTCACCTCTTGCACCTGTTAATTTTCTTTTAACCTCGTTTGCAATTTCTTCTCTTTTTTCTTCAGGCGGTACACCGTTATTAAAGTTTATAACTTTAGTACCACTAAAACCATTCATTACATCGTTAATCAAATAATCAGAAATTTCTTCCTCTAATTTTGCGTATGGTAAAGCACCAGAATAATCTATTGGAGTGTAATAATGATAACCACTAATATAAGGTTTGATAACATATATTTCAACTTCTTTTTTATCACCAAAACCAAAAGCAGGAATACGTTTTAATTCTTCACTTGGTTTTTTATTATTCCAATCAGGGTGGTAATACCAAGCTTCAATTTCTCCTTTATCATTACATTTTTCAGCACGTAAAGTATGCATTGGAAAATGGTCTACAAATTTAACCTCGCCTTTTTCATATCCAATTTGCATAGCAGCCATTCCTAATAACTTGCGTTCTAAACCTACTTTCTTTAAACAGTTAGGTTTTATAATAGATATCATTTTAGCGTACTCATCAGGTTTTTTATTTGCATCTAATGCTGACAAACCTTTTCCGTAAATCATATTAGAAACACCTGTAATAATAGCGTTATTAGTTGTGCTGTATAAATACCTTTCAATTAAAAAATTAAAGTAATTATTATCTAATCCGTATTCTACAAACTCACCCTTTTTACTTTCGTTTATTTGTGGTGAAGTATATGCACTTAAATTTAAAATGTGAAACATATTATTCAAATATTTTATAATCGTTATTTGTTGTATGTTGAGTATATTCGTCTTTGTTAATCGTATAACTTGCAATAGTTTGATTTGTACAAAAAACTTTATCTCGGTAAACTATATCCGTACCATTTAAAATAGTAAGTGTATAATATTTATTTTGTTTAATTGGGAATATTTTAGAAGTAGTAACGTAATATCTATCTATTGAAAACGTGCAATTTAATTCTACTTCTATGTTAGTTTCCTCATCTCTCAATACAATAGCATTAGCATTACTACCATAAATAATAGCGTTTAATGTTTGAGCAGTTGCTTGTTCTCGTAAGATTATCATATTCTTTTATTTAAAAACACAAAAGTTACATTTTTGTTAAAGCAAAAAAAAGCGTATAAATTAATACACGCTTTTTTAACACTAAAAAAAAATTTTTTTAAATACCATTTACAACTGTAAATCCAGCTAAAACTAAAGTAGTATCTATAAAGTTAGCAGGTACTTTTTCCATTCCTGTAAGCGTTAAGGTATATCCTGAGAGGTCGCCCATTTGACCCCCACTGACAATTGTCCCTCCTGTTACATCCATACCGTGTTGTAAACCAGCGTAAAATAGATTACCGTTGTTATCTTCAACAATAGCTTGTGGTCTTCCGTAAGATAATAATTTTAATTCTTTGTTATCTTTTGGAGTTAATCTTTTAAAAGTTAATTCCAAAACTTGCTCAAAAAACGTTGTACCGTTCTCTCTTGAGCTATTAATATTTTGAGTAAAGGTACTTGCACCTTTTAACTCATATTTGTAAGCAGATGGGGTGCCTAATACAGCATCGATTGCATCAGTATTTGTAGCATCGTAAGTATATCCTGTTGCATCTCCGTAATTAACGAAGTAAACATTTTTTAAACCACCTACGCTGCTTTTACAAACTTCTAATCTCCCTAAAGTTAAATCACACATATTTTTATATTTTAAAATTTTAAAAAAAAAAGGTGGCGTTTATTGCACCACCTTTTTAAATTTATTTAGTTATTAATTATGCTGGAGTGTAAAGTACGATTTCAGAACCAACACCGTATTGAACAGAAGCAGTAAATCTCATAATAACTCTTACATTTTGACTTCCGTCATTATCAGCCATATCAATTAATCTAACTTCGTTTTGGTCTGATAATAAACCAGTTCCAAAATATAAATTAGATTTTTGAGCAGCCATCATATAGTTAGCAGCTAATCCGTTTGCAACAAAGATTTTAACACCATCAAAAGATAATGAACCATTGTTAAACCATTGTGTACCTTGTGAGTTAGTACCGTTTGCACCTAAACCAGAAGCAGCAAATCCACCTAAAGCTCTAACGTATGCTCTTGCAACGTTTTGAGAAACATAGATATATAAATCTTCTTTGCCGTATAATGCAGCAGGGATAGCATCAACTACTTTACCCATTTCAGCAATTACGTTAGCAGCAGTTACAGTAGTACCAACTACATCAATAACAGCAGCATCAGCAGTAGCTAAAGGCACAAATCCGTCAAATTGTCCAGCAGTAGCATTAGCACCTCTCCAAATTGAAACTTCCGTTGCTTCAGCAACTTTAGCAGCAACGTGTCCGATTAAATAATCAGCAAAAGATTTTGGTAAAGTTTCGAAAGCAGACATTCCCATTTCGATGGATTGCCAAGTACTTGCGAAATCTTTTTTACACAATTCCAAATTTACTTGGAATTCCTCAGGGGTAATTACTCTTTCAGTTAAAGTAACTGTAGAAGTTGCATCAAAAGCACAAGTAGCATTTTTAACGATAGCATCAGTAGCTAAACGTTGAATAACTGATTTGTACTTTACGTTTGGCATTACTTCAATTCCACCATTTTCGATAGTAGAAGCTGATAATAATGCAGCTGAAATGTATTTTTTTGAAAATTCACCAGCGTAAGTTGTTGTAATACTTGTAGTAGTAGCCATTTTTTTTAATTAATTATTAGTTTGCTATTTTATTCATTACTCTGTCGAATGTAGTCATTACTCTGTTTTGTGAGAATAATACTTTTTCAACGTTTGGTTTTGCATCAGGATTGTGTGTTAAAGGTTGAGCAGATAATTCTACCGCTTCAGTTACTTCAACATTTTTCATAGATGCTAATTCCGTTTTTAAACTTTCGATTTCTAATTTTAAAGCATCAACATCTTCTTTTGAAAAATGTGACTCTCTAACAGTAGACTCGATTACTTTTTTAGCTGTTGCTGTTTGAGCTGCTTCAACCTCAACTTCTACTTCAGGAGCTTCCTCTTCAGGTGCTTCAACTGCTGCTTCTTTGATTTCTTTGATTTCGCCCTCAACCTCAACTACTAAAATCATTCCGTTATCAAGAGTGTACTCACCTACAGGCAATGCTACTCTATCTTCACCGTTTACAATAAACACCGCTTGACCTGCTTCAAAGATTTCAGCTTCAATAACAGTACCGTTGTCTAATGTCATTTGCTCAAGTTTGATTTCCATACCAAGCAACTTTTTGATTTCTGTAATTACGTTTGACATATTTATTAAATTTATTTAAAAACAATATTATTTAATTGTTGTTGTATTTTATTAACTGTATTTTTGTAAAAGTTTATTATTAACTGATATATCTGATTTAACACTATCTAAAAATTCTTTATACAAACCTTCACCAACACCTAAATCTAAAGCCATTTTTAAACCTTTAGCAGCTTCAATTTCTACCTTATTTAAAATAGATAAAGACTCTCTAAAATTTGACCTTACTTTATCAATTAAATTAATATTTTCTGCATTTAATTTACTTGAAGTGTTTGCCATTTTTCTTAAATCATCTAATAAAGCTAAATCTACTTTATGAGTTCCTAATTCTGTTTTAGTAAATAGTTTACCAAATACGTTTTTTTCTTGTGGTGTCATTATTATCCGTTTACTCTTGTTATTACTCTAACTCCGTTGTTTACTGTAACGGTTACACTATCTACTCCTGTAGTTGCACCAATGCCTTGATTTTGTAAATCACCATTGCAACATTCTTTACTATACGTGTTGTCATCACATAGACAACCTTTTTTACCATTTACTGGACTCGTTTTACTTTTTGTTTTCGTACTCATTTATTAAAGATTTAATTTGTTCAACAATACTTTCTTTTTTACTTAACTGCTTTTTTTCTTCTAATTTATCTGCAAAATATCCCTCTAATGAAAAACCTTTTACTTTACCTGTTTTAACATAGTCATTCCAAATACCATCATCTTCAACTTTAACTGAAGCCATCCAAGTACCTACTGGCACACTTAAATTATAAATAGCAGATTTATCTTTTGCCATATCTTCAACAATCCAACTTTCAACTACGGTTAAACCTTTAATTTCTTTACCGTGTTCTAAAGTCCAATTATTTTGATTACCATTTTTAAAGAATAATTGACTTGCTTTGTTTACTGTATCTTTTGAAAAGTAAATATAATATTCATCTTCGCCATTTCTTCTGTAAATTGGTTTTTCAGGAATTAAAACAGCACCCATTAAAATACGCTTTTCAGTATCTACTTGAGCTAATTTAATTTCTTCTGCTTTTAACGCTACGAAATTAGACTCAATAGC